CTGTGTATTTGTTCTTGTAGTATTCACCACATACAGACACTATTGCGTCTGGTATATGAGTTGTTTTTACTTTATTATCGTCACCCACCTTGTAGGTTTTACCGATTTGTGTTATAGTTACTGTCATATTATTTATTGTATTTATCATATAAGTTTTCTGCCTCAGTAAAGTAACCATTGTTTTTTAACTCGTCCATTAATTTCCATATTGCCTCGAACGACTTACGACCTTGTTTATAGTATCGGTTGTCGTCACTCATCATATAGTACCAGTCGTGAGTTTGTAGTAGTTCTTCTAACTGTTGTAATTTAATTTTCATATCAGTATTATTATCCATTAGTAATTTTATTTATTTCGTATTTAGAAGTGTAGGTGGAATCGAACCACCGAGTAGATTTTCACACACTCAACCATTTACACTAGTCTACTTGACACTCTCGCGCCCAGGTAGGAATATTGTTGGAGTTAGTATAGTTACCATACTTTTGGAAACACTCCATTGTTTCTAGTTTCTCTTGATTTAAAGAGTAAACACCATCGTGGTCATACTTGATGACATCACCTTTTTTGTTAGTAAACTGAATAATTAATTCTTTACCAACCATACCTTTTGAGACTACAAATCTCTTTTTTTCTACTAAGTTCATAAGTTCTAATTTTATTTAATGTTATTAATTCTATTATTTAATTCTTCTATTACTTGACAAAACATTTCTTCTTTATCATTAAAGAATCTATCATCTGTTTCTTCATAATTACCATAGTCAAACATATAATCTACCAACTTCTCGTCTATATTATCTATTATAGTTTCAACTGTTTCTCCTATTATTTTATTTTTTAATTTCTCTGACATATTATTTATTTTTATATTCATTTATATTATCCAACTGAGTATTTGGTTAGTCAGTATTTTATCTTCTTTGAGTATAATCTAAATCTTTATTTAGAGTATGAATATCTTTGTTGTGAGATTTTAAAGAAGTTAAGTTTATATAACAATAACCTTTTAAATTAAATTGTTCTGATAAAGGTATTTCATTATAGTACTTCGGAAGTTGGTGAAGTTGAAATGGAATATAAGTTTGGTTATTTAATTTAATTATATTGGTTGATGAGTCTGATTTAAAGTTTGACATAGTATATTATTTTATTAGTTATATAAATATTATCCAGTTAGTGATTTGATTAGTCAGTATTAACTTTAGATTGTGACTTTGGTATTAGACATAGTAATTCAAATTCATCTTGAGTAATATAACCTTCAAGTAATCCAAGTACATAAGTAGTTACATTTATATTATATTTAGTATTAGTAATTTTCATAAGTATTAGTATTTATCTATTAGTAAATTTAGTTCATCAAATAGTTCAGAGTATTTTGATTCATAAATATCATCAAGTGTATATGTTACATTGTTGATAGTGATTTCATAAATATCATTGTCTTCATCTATTTTTATAGTAATGTTTTTTAACATAGTAATTTATTTTTTGTTTAGTATTTTTCTAAGTTTATTTCTGTAGTGAATGTACATGTCTCTATCAAAAGACTTGTAGTAATTCATTTGTGTTTCTAAGTATTCTATAAAATCTTTATTTGACATAGTATTTTAAATGTTAGAGATTAATATTAGTGATATTAGTTGAATAGTAATAAATATTGTTTGTAATATTAGAGTATTTTTTTTAGAGTATTTATTATTATTTTTCATATCAATTTTATTATCCAATTAGTAATTTAGTTAGTTAGTAAAAGTAGTACAATTGTTTATGTATTAATTTTAGTTGTGAGGTATATCACTCACTCTCTTTATTTACAATTTGTATTTCAATATATTGTAAAGTAATTCCAAGTATTATTAGTATTATCAAATCATGTATCATAGTAGTGTGACATTAGGTAGTTAAGTAAAGTATAGTAGTAGGCAATTGTCACAGTTTACACAACTGCCCACTTTGGTATTTTATTACTGTTAGTGTAATTTCCATACTTCTGAAAACATTCCATAGTTTCCAACTTTTCTTGATTGAGTGAGTACACTGCATCATGTTCATAAGTATATGTTTCATTTTTCTTGTTGGTAAATGTTATAATTAAATTCTTACCAATCATTGTTTTAGATATTATAAATCTATTTTTATTTACATTCATATTATATTAATTTTAAATTCATAATTATTATCCATTTATAAATTTAGTTAGTTAGTATATAATGCATTGACGTATACAAAAACGCAAAAACATTTACACAAAGCAAAAAAGATATGGCCGAGGTGGCTGTATATATATACGTTTTGAGCGGGGCGGGAGGGGGGAGGGGGGTGGGGGCTACGCTTTACTTTAATACTTCTAGCGTTCGTGTAATATTACTATAGTAACACAAAAAGATAGACATGCCTTTTAAAATGATTAGTCCAATGCGCAAAAACTACGGATCAGCGCTTAACTATAGTAACCCAATTAAAAACGTTGATGACGACAAAAAGAAAATTACTATACAGTATGATGATCCTGTAACTAAAACTTTCAGAGAAAAAGAAAAAACTATAACAGAGACTACTCAAAAAGGTACAAAGACTACTTACACTCCTCCTACTAAAACTCCAGAAGGTGATGCTGCATACGCTTCTATGTCTAAATCTGAAAGAGCAGCCGCAGACGCTAGGTATAGAGCTGCAAACACTAAAGTAGAGCCATTATCAAGAACATCGAGAACAGAAAAGATGGACATAGTTCCAACAATACCTAAAAAGCCAGCTCAGTTAATTACTTCAACTGACAAAGGCATGGTTCCTACAGAGCTAAAACCTGTAAAACCTCCTAGAACTCCAGGTAAAGGCAAAGGTAAACCTCCTACTCTAATAAGTAAAACAAAACGTAGAAAGATCAAGCGTAAATTCCAAAGAAGTAAAGATAAAGTTAGAAAATTCTGTACGCCTGGAAGCAAGAGATTAGGCTGTTAGTTTAAATAAACTAAAAAACAAGAGATACTAACCATAGTAATTAACCAATAAACAAAAACCAATGACCTATTTATTTTACAAAACCAGTACATACACTGGAAACCCTCGACCAAATGAGGAAAACATCAAAGAGTGGAACCACTTAGCACAAAAAGGCAACTGGCGTATCACTCAATTAGCAAACGGTTACTACCAGACTGAGATATGTGGCGTAGACGACCCTGAAAAATGGCATGACGTTACGCGTCGAGAGACTATTGAGGGCGCAGAAGCTGCTATAGATGGTAGTATCGAACATTTTACTAAGAAACTAGAGGCTTTAAAAGGCCCTAAAGTAGTAAAATCTTTTAAATAAAAGCAAAACACTAATTTAATTTAATAAAATGGAATATAATCTCCCTAGCGAGATCGTCAAAGAGCTTAATTTTGGCGATGACGCAAAAAATGCGCTAACTTCTGGCGTAGAAAAGCTAGCAAAAGCAGTTAAATCAACTCTCGGAGCTTCAGGTAAGTGCGTAATCTACGAAGATGGACGCGGAAAGCCTGTTATTACTAAAGATGGCGTTACTGTAGCGCAGTCTGTAGTACTTCAAGACCCTGTAGAGAACATCGGAGCCACACTTATTAAAGAAGCGGCGCAAAAAACCGTTAGTGAAGCCGGTGATGGTACAACTACTGCTACTGTTTTAGCTGAAGCTATACTAAAAAACGTATATAAAGGCCTAGCTAAGTCTTCCACTAGAGAAATTAAGCAAGGTATTGACTCTGCTGTAGACAAAGTTATTAAATACTTAGATACTATTACTATACAAGTTGACGATAACATGTTAAACAACGTAGCTACTATTAGTTGCAACAACGATAAAGATCTAGGTTCTATTATAGCAGAAGCTTATAACAAAGTTGGTAAAGACGGCGTAGTACTCATGGAGTCTTCTGGCACAGACGAAACATTTGTTGACACTGTAGACGGTGTTCAGCTAGGATGTAAGCTAACTTCTCCTCATTTTATTACAAACCAAGACAAACAAAGATGTGAACTAGAAAAACCTCTAGTGTTAATATGCATGTCTGAAATACCTAATATACGTAAAATACAAAGTATACTAGAGTTTGTAATACAAAACAATAGATCTTTGCTTATTATAGGTAAAGTATCTCAGCAAGTAAAGTCAGCGCTGTTAATGAATAAGGTGAAAGGTAATATTAAAGTAAATATTATCGATCCTCCAGGTTTTGGACCTACAAAGAAAGACACTTGTGAAGATGTAGCTATATTAACAGGCGCTACTTTATTTAATGAAGAGCTTGGCGATGACTTAGATGCTATGACGCCAGATGATTTAGGTGAAGTAGAAAGAGTTGTAACAGACGACAAGAGTACTGTTATTACTTTAGGTGAAATGAACGAAAACATAGAAGAGCGTATAGACTCTGTTGTTAAGCTTATAGCAGAAGAAAAAGACAATGGCTTTATTAAAAGAAAGTTAGAAGATAGACTTGCTATATTAACTGGATCAGTAGCTATTATTAAAGTAGGTGCTAACTCTAAAGTAGAGTTAAAAGAAAAGAAAGACAGGGTTGATGATGCTATACACGCTACTAAGGCAGCTTTGAAAGAAGGTATAGTTCCAGGGGGCGGTATAGCCCTCCTTAATGCTTCTCAAAAAATTTCGACCGACGCGGTCGGTGAACAAGTACTTCTCGATGCTATACAGTCTCCGTTTAAAACAATTATGCATAATGCAGGCCTTGACCCACAAACCTCTGTAGATGAAGGTATGGGTGTAAATGTTGTAACAGGTGATTCAGTTAACATGGTAGAAGCTGGTATTATTGATCCGGTGCTTGTAACTAAAACCGCTTTGATAAATGCTGCTAGTGTAGTTTCTACTATTATATCAGCTGATTGTATAATTTCAAACATAAGAATAGATGAAGGCAGTTAATCACTATGTTATAGTAGAAAAAATAAAATCAGAGCAAAAAAATATTGCTGGTTTAATTATACACGAAAAGATAGATCAAGAAAAAAAGTATGGTAAAGCTAAAGTAATATCAGTAGGTAATAAAACAGAGGTTGTAACTGAAAATGATATTATATACTTTAATAACTCTGCGGCGCACGCTGTAGTAGTAGACGACAAAGTTTACCATGTATTGTCTTATGGAGAGATTATAGCTATAGAGTAGTGAGATTAAGCTCTGCAGATATAAGAGAGTTACAGCTGTTTAAGTATTACAGGCTCGTTAGAAAATGGGCTTGTAAAACTTACGGCTTAACAGACGCTGAGTTAGAACTATTGATATTCTTAGACTGTAAAGGTAGATTTACTAGACAAGAGTTTATAGACGGTAGTTATATTATGAGCTGGAACAAGAAGCGTTGGGATAAGCTAAGGCAAGAAGGTTGGATAGAAACTTGGAGACACAGAAACAGGACAACTATAAAGTATAGCATTTACAAAACGTCTTTCAAGTGTAATCATCTAATAAGTAGAATATACAGGATATTGTTAGCTGAAGAAGATTTACCTATATCTGATAGAAGTGTGTTTTATAAAAATAAATCATATACAGATAAAGTTTATAACAAAGCTATAGATGATATGATAAAAGATCCAGAAAGATGATTATAAAAAATATGAAGTATTGGATGTCTAAGCACTCTATGTCTCCACTAAAAGACAATGGGCCTATAGATATAAGTAAAAATACGCCTGAAGAAAATAGACTATTAATGCAGGGTTTTAAAAGGCAAGCGGCAGACAGAGCAAAGCAAACAAAACAAAAGCAAGAGAAAGAAAAGCAATACCAAGAAGATTTAAAGTTTGTTAAAGACTCTACAACAACCGTGTTAAAAGGTGAAGATCCAGTTAGCCAAGCTTTTAGCTACGCTGCTGGAGGAGGTATACTTAATAGTTTAAAAGCTCTAGCTAAAACAAAAGGCGCTGTCAATATTGTAAAGAACATTAAAAGAGGTAAAAATATAAAAACAGGATCAGGCTTTGCTGGTGACTCGTAAAATATGGCTTACAGACAAAAATACAGAAACGTACCTATAATTAGGAAAACTTTACAAGATGGTGTTCTTGGAGAAGCTAATAATGATGGTACTATATTTTTAAACAAAGATATAAAACCTAACAGTAAGCAAGAAAAAGAAGTTATAAACCATGAGATGAAGCATATCGATGACATGAGATCAGGTAAGCTTGGTTATGGTGATGATTACGTTAGGTACAACGGAAAAACTTACCCAAGAGCTAATGGTAAAATTAAATACAATGGTACTTGGTATGTAGAAGGTAGTAGTAGCTTACCTTGGGAAAAAGCTGCAGAAAAACAAGAAAACAAACCATTAGACGGAAGAGCTAAATCTTCTGCTTTTCAAAACAGATAACTATGGCATTTAAAATGAAAGGTGTGGCTATTGACAAGACAGCTATGCCAATGAAAGGACACGCTAACACTACAGCAATGTATAAGAACGGTGATGAAGATGATAAAGGACCTGGACAAGGAACTAAAAAAGGTCAATATACTGGATCTGGTATACCTCCGTTTATATACGATGCTGACGGAACAAAAATCAACACTGATAATATAGACGAAGGTAATCTAAGTGAAATCAAAGTAGAGTCTGGCACAGACAGAAAATACGTTGTTATGCAAGAAAAGTCTGATCTTGGAGACGCTGGCGCTAGATTTTATTTATCAAATCCAAAGTAATGATAAACAACTTAGTAGGAGGTTTGTTTGGTAAAATAGTAGATAATGCAGAAGGCATACTTGATAAAGTCATTACTACAGACAAAGAACGCGACGAGGCTAAGCTTGCTCTTAAAAAGCTACTTCTTGATGCAGAGCGTGAAGCGTTTGCGAAAG